GCTAATGGAATTATATTACACAACTTTCTTATGGATGGGAGTTATGACTATGATGCGTATTTGCAAGCATTATCTTCAGGAAATCCGTTCAACACTGAAACATTAGTAGGGGCTATAGATTCAAGATATTCTTTAGGTCTTTTAAATAAGACTCAAATATCTATGGATAATTTGGCAGGATCTCAGACATTTCAAGGCACATTTTATCCATCTCCGTTATCTAAGTCATTTATGGGATCTTGGGTATCCGGAAGGAACTTCATAGAAGCTAAAATAGACAAACAAATAGGAGGTAAGTGGCAAAGAATAGGATCAGGTTCAAAAATCTATCATAGAACATTTAATGATAATCCTCAAGCAGGTAATGGTATTAGTACCTCAGTAACTTGTCTTGAAGAGGTAGGGTTTATGGGAAATCTTATAGATTCTTTAGGAGCATTAAAAGATATTACTTATAATGGACCATTCAAATTTGGTACTATTTATTGTTTTGGAACTGGCGGACAAATGGAATCAGGAGCCTCTGAAGCAGCTAAAGAAGTATTTAATAATCCTGCTGAGCATGATTGTTTGTGTTTCGACGATATATGGGAAGAGACTGGAAGTATAGGATTCTTTGTACCTTATGAACTAGGTTTAAATGAATTTAAAGACGAAGAAGGAAATACCGATTTGGTAAAAGCTACGAAATATGTAGATATACGTAGAGAACAACTCGTTAAAGGCAAGTCAAAAAGACCTTTATATAATGAAATGCAAAATAACCCTAGACTTCCTAGTGAAGCATTCCTAATGTTAAATGCTAATATATTTCCTATAGGAGAATTAAAAGAACATTTACAATGGTTAAAATCTATGCAGCAAGATGCTTTTGTAAAAGGACAATGCGGGGAGTTAGTATTTATACAAAATGAAGGAGGAGAGTATGCCAAATTAGAATGGAGACCTGATGTTAAAAATAATCTTACTCCTTGTGGTTATAGAATGAAAAAGACCGAAGATACTCAAGGGTGTATCCAAATATGGGAACATCCTCAATATGTAAATGGGGTAGTACCTAGTGGATTATATTTAGCCGGTTCTGACCCTTATGACCAAGATCAGTCTACAACCTCTTCTTTAGGATCTACGTTTATTTATAAAACTTTCTTAGATGCCAACGGCTTATGTGAAATACCGGTAGCAGAATATACAGCTAGACCTAGGACAGCGGAGGAGCATCATGAAAATGTAAGAAAGTTATTAATGTACTATAATGCTATTGATTTATATGAGAATGAAAGAAATTCTTTAAAAATGCATTTTTCTCATAAACATTCTTTATATTTGTTAGCTAAAACTCCAAGTATATTAAAAGCCACAGAAGGCTCAAAGGTAGAAAGGACTTTTGGGATACATATGACAGAAGGTATAAAAGATGAATTAGAGATATATACTAGAGACTGGCTACTACAAGATGCTGGTAATGGAAAATTAAACCTCCATAAGATATATTCAATTCCTCTTTTAGAAGAACTCATTAATTACAATAGGATTGGGAACTTCGACCGTGTAATAGCATATATGTTAGTGATTTGTAATAGGTTATCTAATTATAATATGAAAGTGTCAAGTATTCAAGAAAATAAAATAATAGAAGATGCTTTTTTAAAGCGAGCTATAACTGGTGGATTTTTTAATTAGTTTGAAATATGGATTTTAAAAGTATGGTATTTAGTACCCTTCCTCCACAGAAAATATCGGAGAAGGAAAAAGATCAACAATGGAAAGAACAATGTGTTGATGCAATATGTTCTATGGGTAATATGCGTAATCCTAACGGAAGAACTACTACTCAAGAGAAACAGATTAAATACGATATTGTTAATTCAATAATAAATCAAAATGATTTTAATTATGTATTAAATCCTTATGGAATAAAAGACAAGAATATTCAAAATACTCCCGCAAAACTTAGAGATATTAACATTATCGTTAATAAAATAAATACTTTAAAAGGAGAAGAATTAAATCGCCCATTTGATTTTAACGTAATAGGTATAAATGGAGAAATTCTTACAGAGAAGGACAAGAAGAAAAATGAAATGACCAAACAATTAGTTTATGCTAAATTAGCACAAGAACTAGGAATTTCATTAGAACCTCAAGTAGATCCTAATACAGGACAACAATTACCTCCTATAACTTTTCCAGAGGTAGATAAATACTCAAGCTATTCGGTGCAAGATGAAAGAGAAGAATGGGGCAATATAATACTTCAAGATTTGATTTATAGTCTTAATGTTCCATTTAGATTCAATGAAGGATGGGAACATGGATTAATTGTAGCTGAAGAATATTATTATGTAGGAATAGTAAATAAAAAACCAGTATTAAGAGCTTGTAATCCTTTATATTGTGAATTTAATAGAAATCCAAATAATCCAAATATTGAGGATGGAGACTGGTTCAGAGAAGATAGATGGTTAACTAAAGGACAAATTTTAGATGAATTTGGAGAATTTTTAACAGACGAACAGGTAGAAAAATTAGACAATGGACAATTTGGTTCAAACTTTTCTTCTAATCAAATGTTCCCCGGATATGCATATTCCCAAACAGATATAAATAAATATGAATCAGGGTTTAATAGGACAAGTAGATTTAATAGTAATCACTATTTAGTTACTCATGTATGTTGGAAGTCTATGAAAAAAATAGGATTTTTATCCTTTATAGATGAATTGGGAGAAGAACAAGAAGGCATAGTAGATGAGACTTTCAAATTAACTCCGGAAATGAAAGCTTCGGGGTATACTCTTGAATGGAGATGGATTCCTGAAGTATGGCATGGTACAAAGGTAGGTACTGATTTTTATGCTAATATAGAACCTGTACCTAATCAAGTACGTTCTATGGATGATCCTTATTCTGTTAAATTACCTTATATTGGAAGAATATATAATTCTACAAATACAAAACAAACCTCTTTAGTAGATCTAATTAAACCTCATCAATACTTATATAATATTGTATGGTATAGGCTTGAAAATGAATTGGCTAAAGCTAAAGGTAAAAAGATGGTAATGGATATTGCTCAGATTCCAAAAAGTCAAGGTATTGATTTAGAAAAATGGATGTATTTCTTTGATAATATTGGATTAGCTTTAATAAATTCATTTGAAGAAGGAACAGGTAAATTTCAAGGACAAGTCTCTAATTTTAATCAATTCTCAAATATTGATATGGGGCTATCTCAAGCGGTAGGACAGTATATAAGCATACTTACAAAAATAGAACAACTTGTAGATAAAATAGTAGGGATAACTCCTCAAAGAGAAGGTTCTATACACCAATCTGAAACAGCAACAGCAACACAAGCTGCCATTGTAAATTCTACAAATATTACAGAACCTTGGTTTTATATACATAATGAAATTAAGAAAAATGTACTTACTCATCTTTTGGAATGTGCAAAATTAGCCTATCCAAAATTGAAGAAAATAAACTACATAGCAAATGATTTTCAAAGAATTTATGCTGAAATAGATATGGATAAATTCTGTGATTCTGATTATGCAGTATATGTTACTAATTCTACAAATGAGCATAAAATATTTAATAAATTAGAATCATTAGCTCAACAAGCTATGGCTTCAGGTGTAGCAACATTCTCCAACATTGTAGATATGTTTAAAGCAAAATCTACTACAGAGTTGTCAAGATTAATCAAGACTTCTGAAAATGAAAAAAATCAAAGAGATCAACAACAATTAGAAGCTCAAAAACAAATGCAGTCTGAACAAATACAGGCAGCAGCACAAGAAAAACAAAAAGAAAGAGAATTTGAAGCTGAGCAAAAAGAATTAGACAGAGAAGCTAGAATTCATGAAGCTGTTATAAAAGGTATGGGATTTGACCAAGATATTCAAGGAAATCAAATGACTGATGCTATAAATTATGGAAGTCAAGTTCTTAAAGAAATGGAGGCTACTAATAAACAACGAAATGAAGAAAATAAACATTCATTAGAACAACGAAAAGTAGGATTAGATGAAAAACGTCTGGCACAAGAAAAAGAATTAAAGAATAAAGAAATTGCATCTAAAGAAAGAATAGAAAAATTAAAAGCCGCAACTTCTTTACGTAACAAAGTAAGTGGAGAAAAGTAAAAAAAATTATTATGCCTAAATATATTACACATATTGTCGATACTACAGGGTATCAAAAACGTTCAGATGATTTATTAAAAAAATATTCTAATTTAGAATTTGTAAAAAGAATAAATCCTCAAAATGGAGGTATTCCTAAATATTATTTTGGAGGAGGTAATTATGGTACTCATAAAATGGCATATTCTTCTTCTGATGGTGGAAAATTATATGCCTATCCACAAATATTTAATCCCGGTAATAATAAATTAATTTATGACCCAAAAAATGCTGTAAAATATGCTTTCGAAAATAAAGAAGTAATAGATTTAGGTACAGATAATGATTTTGCTGATTATTTTACATCAGTAGGATATAAAAAACCAATGGGAGAAAATATATTTCAATCTGCCATGCAAGACTATTTAAAAAATAAAATAATAAAAAGATGAGTATTTACATCAAACCTTCGAAA